TGCCCGTTTTGGTGCCGTCGAGATTCCCTTCATTGCCTGGCCGTACCAGGAGAAGGCCCTGTCGGCTATAGAGGATTCGGTGGGTCGATACGATCTTGCGTGTGAGAAATCGCGTGACATGGGGGCGACGTGCATGTTTCTCATCACGTATTTGTGGCGAGCGATGTTCCGGCGGTTGCAGACCTTCATTCTGGCTTCGTACAAAGAGGATTTGGTTGACAATGCAGGGGATTACGATTCGTTGATCCCGAAGGTGCAGTTTATGATCGAGCATCTGCCCGCCTGGTTGGCGCCGACGTACAATCACAGACACAACTGGTTGTCCTTACCTGATACGCGAAGCCTGTTCAAGGGGGAGGCTACTACGGAGCGGATCGGGCGTGCCGGCCGTGGGATAGCTTCTCTTTTGGACGAGTTTGCGTGGTTTGATATACGGATAGCGTTTGAGGTAGCAGGCGGTACGCAATCAACCGTACCGTCCCGGCACTTCAATTCAACACCGCATGGCGCTGGTACGGCCTACCAGATGATGCTGCAACGGACGCCGCACAGGCTCCGAATGCACTGGAGTGACCACCCGATCAAACAGGTAGGCTTGTACACGTCGAAAGACGGGAAGTTGTCCGTCCTGGATCAAAAGTATCGTTTTCCTCCCGACTATGAGTTCAAGCTGGATGGGCGGTTGCGTTCGCCGTGGTACGACAGTGAAGAGGTGCGGTATCCGACGGACGCCTTGCGGGCACAAGAGCTTGACATCGAAGTGGCCGCTAGCGGCGGCCCCTTCTTTAATCTTCACTCACTGGATTCCTTACAGCACGGGATAGGTGGTACGGCGACGGTTGCCCCGCCAAGGGAAACCGGGGAAATCGAGTTCGACGAGCTGACGGGGGAATTCAAGGGCTGGCGGCAGTGCGGCAACGGACGCTGGCGGATTTGGTGCGGATTGGATGTGAAGGGCCGGGCACCTGATGATCGAACCTATGGTGTCGGTGTCGACGTTGCCGTCGGCACCGGTGCCTCAAATTCGTGTGTGGTGATTGCTGATATGGCTACCGGCGAGCAATTCGCGGAGTTCGCCTGTTCTCGTACTCGCCCGGAGGAGCTTGCGGCAATGACGGTTGCGGCATGTTGGCAATTTGCGGGTAACAACGACAAGGGGGCACGATTGATCTTTGAAGCCAACGGCCCGGGTCGGCAGTTCGCTGCACGCATCCACGAAATGAGATACGAGAATGTGTTTCGCCGCAAGGCAGGGGTAGGCTCCGAGGACCCGGATCGTAGATTGGGCTGGTGGACGCGGCCGGAGAATAAGCACGACATGCTGTCTGACCTGTCGTGGGCGTTGGGAACCGGGAATTTCATCGTACGATCGCGGGAATTGTTGGACGAGTGCCGATATTATCGGTACATAAGCGACAAAGAGGTCGCCCATACACAATCGACTGTGACGTCCGACCCAACAGGTGCGAGGACGAATCATGGCGACCGGGTGATTGCCGCTGCGGTTTTGAATCAGATAATTAAGGGCAAGCAACGTCATGGCACTGAGCGTCAGCCGAAACAGATCATTCCGTGTGACTCGATTGCCGCACACTTACGGTCAATAGCTACGGATGAGATCGGCGAACTGCTGGAATTGACTTCCGCTAGAGGCTGGTAAGGTGACGTACAACCCTTGCCCCCTTGAAGGGAGCGAACATGGATGATAACCGAGCGGAACTGCTGATGCGGCAAAGCAAGGAGGAAGTCTACTCGCTGGATTTCCGGGAAATCCGCGACCAGGTGAGACACAACTACGAGTCGATGCGGAATCTGCGAGAGAACCGGAAACAGGCGATCCAGCAGTATATGGGCTGGTCGCATTCCGAGGCTGGGAGCGACAAACAGGTTCCGGTCAACATCATAGAGATGCAGGTCTCAATTCTGTCGAATTGGTTGGCGCCCGGCATTCCTCGGGTAAGTGTACGGAGCCGGAAATCGCGTTTACTACCGTCAGCCGCCCGCTTAGAGGCGGGGTTGAACAGGTGGATGGACGATACGAATTTCCATGCCTTTCTACAGCTTTACCTCAAAAACGCTATTTTCTGTATGGGCGTTGCCAAAGTTGGCTTAGTCAAAACCGGGGTGATCGAAATCGACGGACGGGCGGTGGAAACGACAGCGCCGTTTACGGATAACGTGGATTTTGACGATTTCGTGTTTGATTTCGAGGTGCCGCGAAAGCAGGAAATCGGGTTGTATGGCAACAAGTACAGGATGCCGTTGGACGCGGCGATGCGAAGCCAGGACTTTTTGCCGGATGCCCGTAAGGAGTTGGTCGAGCGCGAGTTGAATGCCGGCGCCGATGCCGGAGGCGGAATGCAATCCGAACGGATTGGCACCGGCGGAGGGGCCGGTGACTCACGTCGTTCCCTGGTGCGCTGCGTCGAACTTGTCGATGTCTTTCTTCCCTACCATAAGCTGATAATCACGTTTCCCTGGGATGCTCATACGTGGCGCCCGCTGTTCTGGCGTAAATGGAATGGGCCGAAAAACGGACCGTATCGGATACTGGGGTTCGATGTGGTTCCAGGCAAGGTCGTACCGCTGGCACCGGTGATGACTGCGATGCCGTTGCATACTGCGATCAATGCGGCATACAGGAAAATTCTTCGCCAACTGGAGCGGCAGAAATCACACTTCATTTACGGCGATGCGGAGGATGCTGAAAAGCTACTCAAAGAACCGGACGGAGCGGCACTAAAGATAGCTGATCCGGCTGGTGCGAAGGAAGTCCGCTGGGGTGGGGCGGATCAGAACTCTGTGGCGATCGTGACCCACTTGCGGCAATTGGCGACCTATATGCTTGGCAACCTGGACAGCTTGGGCGGTCTTCAATCGCGGGCCGATACCCTTGGCCAGGAAAAGATGATGGCGAGCACTGCATCTCTAAAAATTCAAGCGATGCAACATGAGGTGTATCACACTGTGCGCGGAATTGTGCGTGATGTTGCAGAGTACATATGGAGCGATCCGCTTGTTGATCTTCGCGGCTCGCGCCGGGTAGGTATCAGCGGACGAGAGGTTTCGCTGGCTTTTACGCCGGATACACGTGAGGGACAGATCAAGGACTACGACATCGACATCGAGCCCTACTCGATGGAACCCTCAACGCCATCGGAACGAGTATCCAGAATCGTGCAGGTTGTTCAACTGCTCGGCGGATTGGGAGTCATGCCCGACCCGGCGGCCTTGACGAGTTTGCTTGCCCGTTACCTGGATCAGCCGGAACTGGAGCAACTGTACGGCGCGGTAATGATGGAGGACATGCAACAGGGCGGACCTGTAAAGCCCGCTGAAACGACCAGAAACTACAACCGTACCAGTCAGGGCGGCATGAGCCAGACCGGCGGCGAGAACCAGATGATCCAGGCGATGCTGTCCGGTTCGCGGAGCGGCGGGAACAGTAGAGGTGGATAGGGGGTACTCCCCCATGTTTCACGTGAAACAATGATTTACTGCTATACTGATAAACGTGGTGTCACGGTAGAAATCGTTCGTCCTATGGGATTGGCGCCAAGCACGATCCGTCGCAAGGGGAAAATTTACCATCGAGATATCGCGGCGGAGCATAGCGACGTTTCAAGCGGGAACGCTTGGCGATGCGGCTTGGTGTCAACCGCGATGGCGGTGCTGCCGAAGCAGATAGGGCGATTGCGGCGTTATTTGCAATCGCAGGGCATCAAGAACCCTGAGATAAACGCCAGCGGGAAGCCGGTTTTTCGTAGTCGTTCGGAGCGGCGTGCCCACGCACGGGCTCGTGGTTTCGTCGACTACGATGGAGGATATGGCGATTAGCAGCACAGGTTTTTTTAGGGTTCCTGTTTGCTTATCGGACGTAGACAAGTAAAGTTCTAATGACAGCCGCCAACGAGGCGGTGGATATCTGGAGTTGTCGGAGTTTTGTAGTGAGTGAAGAGCGAAACGAAGACACGCCAAAGCCAGGGGGCGCACCCCCTGTGGATGGTTCGGCGATGGTTATTCCGCCGAATGTCGATTCCCCACCTGAACCGGTGGGAGGTGTGCAAAGTCACGGCGGCCTACCGGCTGAGCCGGTGGTTGCCGAAAATCGTGATCCTGAATTACTACGACAGGCAGCCGAGTACGGTCTAACGACGGCAGAAATCGACCGATTCGGCGACAATGCGACACTGCAAGCGGCCATGTCGGTCTTAGATCGACGGATTGCCTCGCTCGGATCAAGAGGCGCACCGCCTGGAACCCCCAAAACCGGGGGCGCACCCCAGGGGCAGCCAAAGCCATTTCCGGGAGTTCCAGAAAGCGCCCCGTCTCCTCCGAAGGACACGGGGGGTATTCCCTCCGGGATTGATCTGGATTTCGATCCGGATATTGTCGACCCGAAGGTTGCCAAGGCCATACGGGCTCTTCACGATCGAATTGCAACCACTGAGAACGAAACTCGCATCAGCCGGATGGAGAATGTTCTATCGAGCATGATCCAGCGCACCCAGCGGTCCTACGTTCAGGAATTCGACGGTTTGATTGCCGGGCTGGGTTCGGAATACGAAGACCTGTTTGGTGCCGGTTCGACGGCGACGTTGTCACGACAGGGTATGCAGACCCAGGTGGAAAATCGTATGCGCCTCGATCGCATGATGGGAAACATCTCCAAAGGCATCGAAAGTATGGGTCATGCGTCTCCCGCTTTGTCTCAATTGATGAAGCGAGCGCTGGCTGCCGAGTTCGGAGATCGTATCGCAGCGAAAGTGCGAGGCGACATCCGGAATTCGATGGAGGAGCGTGCGGGGCAAACGATCGCCCGGAGCGCCGGTCATCCGTCGGCAACGGGCGACACGGACGACCCGATCCTGTTCATGCGCCGCCAGTTCGAGAAGGAAGGTAAGCGTGTTCGCGCCAAGTCGTAGATGAGGGGCGTACCCCTCATGCTCCCCGGATGATTTCCGGGGGTGCTAGGGGACACTCCATCTATACCTGAAAGGAAAAACCAATGGCGAGAGGTTACGCGCAAACCGAACTGCTCGACATGGTAACCGGTACCTTGCGGGCGACGGACGCCAAGGGGCGTTTCTGGATGATCGCCAAAGACCCCGGATACCAGAGGTTGATGTGCAAGCGGCTGTTGGACGAGCAGCGTGTGGTGCTCGGCGGCGGCTACGGCGTCAACCGGCAACTGTTCGAGCATTTGCATAACAACACGGAGTTCGTTGGGCTTTACGAGTCCGGTGAGCCTCGATTCACAGACCACCTGACCGCGATGCACGTCGATTACGTTCATTCACGCAACCACTGGATGTGGGATACGAAAGAAGCGGACATGAACACCGGCCAGGAGGAAGAACTGTCGGACATCATTTCCGCCAGGGAAATCAACTGCATGATAGGTATGTTCCGGCGCCTTGAAGAGCAGCTGTGGGCTCACCCCACCGAAAACTCGACGAAGTACCCCTTGGGCATACCGGCCTACGTGACGTTCAACACCACAGGGACAACGGCTTGCACGTCGGACGGGTTCACAGGCGGTGTTCCGTATGGGTGGAGCGGCACGACACTTGCCGGCGTCGACGTCTCGGTCTACGACCACTATAGAAACTACCAAGACATTTACGTGACGATCAGCAAGGACGATCTGGTTTGGAAGATGGACGAGGCGGCGATCGAGATTGGCTTCGAGGCCCCGATCACGCGGGCGGAAGTCATCAACACGCCGTACGATGATTACGTCGTCATAACGAACAAGGAAGTGTTCCTGACGATCAAGAGGATCGTACTGGCGGCGAACGACAACCTCGGCCCGGACGTGTCGTACGATACGAGCCTGGGTGCTCCGAGTTTCATGGGGCATCCGTTCCGAATCGCATCGTACGTGACGCAAAATGCCGCGTCGGGCTCCGATCCGGTCTACCTGCTGAACATGGCAACGTGGTTTGCTTACGTGTTGAGAAACAACTACTTCCGTGGCACCGAGCCGCGATGGAAGGATGACGCCCCGGACACGATGGTGCGTTGGAAGATGTTGTCGTACAACTGGCTCTGTGTCGATCGGATGGCCAATGCGATCATCGCAAAGGCCGATCCGTTCACCTCGTAAGGAGAAACGAAGATGAAAGGTGTATACGCACCACATACGGAAGATACGAGTGCAGGGCCGAGCTTCAACATCTGGGGCGATTGCCCGTGGGAGGATGCCCAGTCAGATCCTTCGGTCGGGTATTGGCTCTGGGAAGACTTCATTCGTTTTGGAGTGACGCCGACGATCACGACGCTGATTGCGGGCTTGAACGGCCACACGCTCTTCGGGTCGGCCGGCGCAACGATTCTGCCGGACGACGCGCGCGGAGGAGGCCTGGTCCTGACGGAAGCGACGGACGACGAGGCGGTTGGTATCACGTTGGAGCAGCACCCGTTCTGGATCAGCCAGGGATACGGTCAACTGTGGTTTGAGGCACGGATCAAGACCAGTACGATCACGACCGCCAAGCAGGGTTGGGTCTGCGGTCTGATGGATACGACGTCGATGACTGCCGCCGTTCCCGTAACGGCAGACGGTGCCATTGCCGATATAAACTTCGTGGGTTTTCATCACCCCGAAGCGAACACCACGGCGTTCGACGCATCGTACAAGGCAGACGGTGTAACGGCCGTTGAAGTCAACAGTGACATCGGCGTACTGGCGGTCGACACATACATCAAGCTCGGCATGAGATTCGTTCCTCCGGATAAGAATCAGTTGGCCTACTACGTTAACGGCGTCGAGCAGGCGACGAAGAAAATCATTCCTGATGCGACGGGGACGGACTTCCCGGCTGACATCGGACTGGCACCGGTTCTAGCACAGACGCTTGCCGCTTCGACCTCGGCGTCACTGACGATAGACTGGTGGAGGATGTTCCAAATGCGCTAACGAGGGGAATACCCCTCGTGGAATTCAAGAGGGTATACCCTCTTGGGAGGTTTTATGGCGTTGGATCACGAAATGGTTCGTCGGCTGCGGTATATCTTCGTCGAGAAGCCTATTCCATCGGAGATCGCCGAATCGGTCGAACGGCTGTTGGTCTTGAACCGCAAGCTCGGCCACCACGGTATCCGCGACGAAACGGTCGCTCTTTTGGTGCATTTGCACGAGCTGAGGGAAGCACGACGGGAACTTACCCCTGCCGCCCAGGAGCCTCCAATCCTTGACACCCCCGGCCCTACACCGGGGGTGTCGGGGGAGGTTCCGCCCGCGGGTGATACGGGAAATGCGCCCTCCGACCCGGTAATTTCGGAAAGTGCTCCCCCTCCGGCGGACACAGGTACTCCGGGTGGCAATCCCCCTGTTAAACGGGGGCCGGGTAGACCACCCACCAAGAAGGCCACGGCGGTAACGGCCGACGCAAAGTAGCCGGATCGTATCTCGCGCTTTGCGTCGGCATTACCTTACGGGAGTGTGCGCATGGCGGAGTCTACGCTGAGCCTGGACTGGTCGGAGCTTCTGAACCGGATCGGGCAATATGCCGGTTGGGGACGTGAGAGCGATCCCGGCGTAGTGATCAAGCCGTCCAGCTTGAGCAACTGGACCAATGCGAAGTACATTCGGATTGACCAGATCGCCAAGGGCGGCTTGCGCCAATTTCTGAACCCTCCGCCGATAGGCGGCAGTTCCTACACGTGGGGTTTCCTCAAGCCTGAGACGACGGTGACGATGTGGGCGACCACGACGGGCACCGTAAGCGGCAACGGTTCCTACAGCAGCAGTACGGGCCTGACGACCATTACGGTGACGGCTGCCGCGTTTTACGACACGATGGTCGGGGCGAGCTTTACGTTCGACACTTCGTCCGTCGATTACGTCGTTCGCTCTGTCATTTCGTCAACCGTTATCGTCGTAGAGGGCGACGCCGGCGGAGAGGCTGCGGACGACACGTACACGATGACGGCGAACGGCTCCTACCGTATGCCTGACGACTTCGGCGGCATCTACGGCGATATGCACTTCGACCCCGATTCCGGTGTGAGGCTCACATGTGTCGAGCGACCGCTTGGCACCGTGCGGGCATTGCTCCAGCGTGACGATACACCCGGCACGCCTCGGTATTTCGCTTTGGCGACGATAGTTCCGACGGCCCTTCAGGGGCAGCGATGGAACGTGCTGCTCTATCCCATCGCGGACGGCAATTACCCCATGACCTTTCGGTTCGTTCCCAACCCGGATGCGATAGGCTTGAGCTTTCCGTACCCTTACGGCGGCCCGGCGCACGCGGAGACCATTTCGGCCTCCTGCCTGGCGATGGCCGAATTGGACTTGAACCGGGTGCGGGGTGAACGATGGCAGTATTTCATGGAGCGTCTGGCGGCGAGTATTCAGCTTGACCGCGAGATTTACCAACCGAAGCGGTTGGGAGTCATGGTCGACCGATCCGATAAGGTCGAGTGTCGAGGCTGGTCCGGTGTATTTACGACGGCGGCGGAAGCGTATGATCCGCGCTAACGAGGGGAATACCCCTCGTGCCCCCCGGAGGCTTTCCGGGAGTACGGATGGCATTCCATCCGTGGAGATAAACGATGAGTGAGCACAGTTTGCCTTTCGAGGCAGCATCCGCACCCTGGGGGATTGTCGATCCGGGGGACGGTGGAACTTTTCGGGTAGACAAAAACGGCATCTGCAACATCGTCACCGCTGCGGCGGAGACTCGCACGCTCGGGCGACCGACCAACCCGGGTCAATGGCTGGTGTTGTGCCTGGACACTGACGGCGGCGATGCGGTTATAACGGTCACCGGAGGCGTGAACCAGACGGGCAACACGGTGATCACCTTCGCTAACGCAGGGGAGTGTATCCTGCTCATTGGCGTCAAGGTCGGAGCGAACCTGCGCTGGCAGGCATTTGCTGCGCTGCCGACAGCCGATTCCGGGGTGTTGAGTTAGGAGAAGAAACATGCGCGGCGCGGAAAACGAAGCGATTGAACTGATTGGCAGCGATTTGGATTCGGCGGCGGATTGCACCGTTACGATCGCGGCCGATCCCGAGCACGGTTGGGTAATCGACGAGATTCACTACGGGATTAGCGAGGATGCAACCACCGTGGCCCTGATTAGCGTCACCTTCGGCGGCGTCGCCAAGTTCAAGACGTACGCGAAGTCGACGGGCAATCATCCGATACGATTCCGCAAGGGTCTCTATACGGGAACGAAGAACGAAGCGGTGGTCGTGACGGCATCCGATCCGGCGGGCACGGCGACGGCGCAACTGAACGTACTATACCATTAACGAGAGGGGTGCCTCTCGTACTCTCCGGAACCTACCTGGGGGGTCCGGGGGTGCGCCCCTGGGAGATAGGACATGAGTACACATCAACTGTACGAGCAACTGCACGACAAGCATGGATCGCCGCTGCCGACGAGTGGCAAGGCGTTATACGTGCCTGGTGTGGGTTACCTGTTGGGATGGGGTCCATCTCAACCAAGCAACGGAGAAACGGGTTGGGCAAAAGGGGCATTGTTCCTGATTACTGTTGCTGAGCGAGGCCACCTTTTCGTGAACACCGGAACTGTGGATTCGTGTGTCTTCGGTTACTATCACGCCACGATTGACAATGTTGCCACTTACGCTCTTCCAAGTCACCAGATCCGCATGACTGGCCTGGCGTCCTTTATTTGGTTACAAAACTCTGTTTCTTATATCGACTTTGGTCCCGATCAATCTGTGAGGTTGTGGTACAACACTACTGCAGGACTGCTGGAATGTGGCCCTAAGCTTGGCTCGTTATGGAGTCATTGCCCGTTGATCGGCCAGGCTGACATGTCGGGCTTCTACCACATTGTCGAAGACTTCATGGGTGAGTTCGACGTCACCACGCGCTGGACCGTTACAGAGGACGATGCGGCCTGCACGCAGGCACTGACGGCCACTCCGGGCGGCACGGTGCTCCTTACGAATAAGGCGACGACGGACGACAACGCCCAGCAGCTCGTTTACGACCGTGGCGGTGCGTACGAGATGTTCAAGCTGGCAACGGCTAAAAATCTCTGGTTCGAGGCGCGAGTTAAGTGTGCCGCCGGTGCAACGCAAAACGACGTGATCATCGGACTTGTCAACCAGGGCGAAGACCTGACCGGCGTGGCGGACAACATGGCCCACGACGGCGTGGTGTTCCACAAAGACGACGGGGCTACGACTATCAAATGCACGGCGTCGAAGGACGGAACGAACACGGGCCAGAACGCTAATGTCGGAACGTTGACGACCGGCTGGCATACATACGGCTTTTACGCGGATGGGAAAACGTCGATTACGCCGTATTTTGACGGCACGGCGGGCACGGCGCTAACCGCGACGATCTGCGACGACGAGGCCCTGTGTCCATTGTTCCTGATTCGCAACGGTGACGGGACGACGACGCAGACAATGGAAATCGACTACGTGAAAGTCGTACAACTGAGGTAACGAAACCATGAGCCAAGAACTGACGTTGAACCTGTCGCTGGCGTTCGCCAAGGGGAACGTGAGCGAGTCACTGGTTCCCGGCGAGAAGAAGCCGAGTGTGTCCGGTGACGCGGCGATCAAGCACCTCCAAAACATCGACACGAGCGCGGAAGCGATCGAAACGGGCGATCTTGGAACGCTCGGTTACATGTTGGCCTGGAACCAGGACGATACGAACTACGTCGAGATCGGCGATTACGTTGCAGAACGCGATCCCACGTTCGTCCCGCTCTGCGAACTCAAAGCCGGCGAGGTCGCCTGCTTCCGGGTCACGCAGAACATCAACGCACTTTACGCCCAGGCCAACACGGAGGCCGTTGATCTGTACTACATCCTCGTCGAGGCTTGATCGGGATGGCGAAGCTGAAATCGAAAACCCTTGTCTTTCCGCTCGCGGGCCAGAATAAGGCCATGGGCTATCAGCGCCAACCGCCGTTTACGACCATTGATTGTCAGGACGTGTTCCCGCGTGACACATCCTCCGAGATGGCGCGAGGCGGCTCGCGGCCAGGCCTGACAAACGTGTTCCGCGATCAGTTGGGGGACGGCGAACCGATCCGGTCACTGGCGACCATTCGGCAGTTGGGCCAGAAAGCCGGCCACTTTGGTGACGATTTTTTCGGTCAGACCCCCGACTACCTTGGCGGACCATGGGAGCTGATGTCGCAGAACTTCGACTATGTGCCACGAATAATGCCTCTCATGCCGGGTTGTGTGGTGTGGTACGACCGATACGGTTACCCCATCAACTGCGGCGCACTGGCCCCGGAACTTGAGGAAGAAGAAATCGACGAGGAGGTTACTTACTCGATATCTATCCTGGTTCCGCCGGCGTATCAACACGCTACGTACAAGAATTGGTGCGGGCCGTATGGGAAGCTGGGCATTGTGGCACGGTCGCAATCAAGGGTTTCTCCATGGTCAATTGACGGCGTCACCGCCTACATGAACTGCAAGGTAAATACGTTTCATCTGGTGTACTACGTAGCAGGTGATCTTGCGGGCTCTGAACTCGTAGCGATAAGCGGCCCCATAGTAAAGGCCGGCTTCGTTCTGCAAATGCTCATTTGCGAAGACAAGGGAACACCGGCAAATGGCACTATCGAGGCGCGTTTCATACCCTTGGACGGTAGTGAAACTGTTTCTTTGGAGTTGAGCCCGGAGAAAAAGTCACCTGGGACGGAGGCTGGGTTTTGGATCGAGTGCAAAGAAGCTGCACCGGGAGTCGCCCCAAACTATTCGGTCATCGAGTCTTTCCAATGGAACTATTCAACCGACACAGCCGAACGGGCCGGCACTCGGGTAGTGGCAGTCAGCGGCACGGATATCTACAACGAAGACGGCAAAGGCGGCATGTCGAAAATCACACCCTCGGGGTTGGCTGTAGGTGGCAATATCCAATTACAAGCCGCTGAGTTCTTCGGCAAACTGTATATCGCAAACGGCACGGAAAAGGTCTTAATGGTTGAACCGTATGCCGGTACGGAAGCTGAACAGGTGACGGACAGCCCTGAGTCGAATACGATTACGTCCTATCTGGGTCGGTTGGTGACGGCCGGTGGAAATGAAGTCGACGGCAATCCAAGCGGTAGCGATCCGTACAACTTTTACATGAGCGCACAAACTGATGCGACGAACTGGGACACTGGTGCGGGGCTGATGACCTCTGCGGTCAGCGGTAATACCAGCGGGGTCGATACCGGTCGATTCCCGAGTGCCATTACGGCTCTTGCCGCGCCGAGCGATGATTACATGTTCATTGCATCCGTTGACTCCGTAGCAGTCCTTCGAGGCTCCCCGCGACGCGGCGGCCCAATGGATCTACTCAGCTCGAAAGTCGGATTCCTAGGCCCGATGGCCTACTGCATCACGCCCGACGGGCGGACGTTTTTTCTCAGTCGCATGGGTCTCTATGTGCTGGAAGGGCCGGTCCCGCCCGTAGCGGTTTCGGAACAAGTGCTTCCGCTTGCACTTAAGCGAATCGACAGCCAAGCCAACGCCGTTTGCTTGGGCTACGACCCGTATCGCAACGGGATTTTGATCTGTGTCTCGCCATGGCGCGGCGGAACTGGGATCAACTACTTCTACACGTGGGACCCGCCCGGCTTTTGGCCCATCAGGTTCGCGGCTGAGCACCAACCGTTCTCGATGGCAACGGTATCGGCCGACCATCTCACCGCCGCGGGTCTGATTCTTGGGTGCCGGGACGGCTACATCCGGCGATTTTCCGGCAGCTCGGCAACCGACGACGGGGAAACAATCACCAGCTACGTTCTCATCGGCCCGATCAAGCTGGGGGTTGGTGAAGGCGATTCAGGGCTCCTCGTGCATCTCGATGCAATCATGGCCGGGACCAGCGGTGACGTGACTTGGTCTTTACATATGGGAGACTCGGCGGAAGAGGCGCTGGTCGCGGACGCTCAGGAAACCGGAACATGGAGCGCCGGTTCCTCCAACCGGGATTCACCCTTCGCTCGCGGAGCAACTTGTTTCCTGAAACTTACCGGAACGAACCGTTGGGCCATGGAGAGTATTCGCTTGTCGATCGAACCGTACGTGACGAGTACGAAGCTATAACCCCAAGGAGCTGTTGGTGAAAATCACATTTGAACCTGAAAGTGACGAGGAAAAGCAACACCTTAAAGGCGGTCTTGTCTGGCAGGGCGTGCAGGACGCTGTTGTATTCGGGCTGCTGAGCAATGGCGAGGATGGACTTGAACCGCATCAACTTGTTGCCGTGACGGACGATATGGCCCGCGCGTACATGATCGCCCTGATTCAGAGAACGATCATGCACTTGGCCGAGCCGATGATGGCGACAGTCGTACCGGCTAAGCGACAGCGTGTAGTCGTACCGAAGCTGAACGGGTGTGGTACGATTAAGTTTCCAGGAAAAGGAAGGTAAGGGGTAGCGTAACCCCCTTGTCTACAAGAACTATCTGGAGAGCACGAGGGGTATTCCCCTCGTAGGAGAAATGGCAATGACTACGGGAACATTTGTGCAGGAACTATTGTCGTTGATCGGTGAATGGTGGCTTGCTCTGCTGGCTGCGGTTTGGGCCATCCTATCGGGCGGATAAGGCGATTGAGCTATGTCGTTGGAACGTCTACGCCTTGGCGTAAGCACTATGCACGAGGTGCGCCAAAGTTTGGCGCAGACGGATACGAATTTCCAGCTTCTCGCTACGGCGGAAGCCGGTGGTGCCGCTGCCGGCAAGAGCTTGGGTTTCTCGTTAACCTTATTCAAAGCCGTTCCGTTTATCACGGATGTCACCGACGCGGACGGCAATCCGACGGTCAACTATGAGAGCGGAACGGTTCCCGACGACAAGGTTGTTTCCAGCGTCGAGTACCAATCCGGCGAACTGACGGTCACGGTCGAGGGTGAAGTCGACGGCGGCCCGAACGGTTTTACGCCGACGGTGACGATCACCGGCTCAAACGTCTCGGACTCGCCTGTTGCCTGTACGCTCTCCGCGTTGGGGACAAACACACGGCGCTACAGTTTTTCTCAAGCGATCACGCTCACCGGCGAAGGCGACGTGTCGGTCGAGACCGAGGACGGGGCGTATCATACCGTGGCCTTCAGCGAGGCCGATGCTGCGCCTGACATTACAACCTTGACGCACGGTACGGTTGCTGAGCATCAACCTACGCAAACACGAGTCAAGAACACGGACACGGTCTCATTCAGCGCCACCTTCCCGGCCGGGGCCTCGTACTTCGTGCTCGAAAACTTCGAGTTGCACGGTACGACGGCGCAAGAGTACGCGATCGACCCGACGGACACTTCGATCGACGACACATTCACCGTCGCGGGTTCCAACGGGTCGGTACACAACATCAAGGCGCATCTGAAACTCGCGTCCGGGGCGACGGGCAACTCCCTGGAATCGACGAACACCGGGCTGTTCCACGACAGCGATGCGCCCACGCTCGCCAACGTTGTCGTCAGCAACTATCCAGCGGACCAGACGGCATTGAAGGACAACGAGACCTGTGACTGCACGGCGGCCCTGACCGGCTCTCAGGGTGACAACGGCTTAACGACGGACTGGTCGTCCATCTTGTATTCCGATAATTCAATGAGCGAGTTGTCGATTCCGAGTACAACCACGTACGCCGAGACCAAGACCGTCACCCGCATAGGAGGCGACTACCGGGAAACGGGCGAATTCCCCAACTATATCATCGTTGTGAGCAAGAGCTACAACGGTACGCACACGTCGAAGTGGGCCACCGTGCGGATCGCTCATGTACTCCCGACGGTCACGGTGACGGAATCCGCAAGCCGGATGCGATCCAAGACCGGCGCAGCCGCCACGCACACGATCACGATCACCAGTAACCAGTATATTTTTCCTACGACGCCTTCGCTGGCCAGGGATTCGGGGGACGACGGCCCGGCGTTGAGTGCGTTCAGCGGAGGACCTTACATTTGGACTGCTACGCTCACGTCGGAAGAAGATGACACGAAGAATACGGCGGCGACCGTCTATACGTGGGAAAGCCTGTCGGCAATCAACCGGGCCGGGAAAGAGCAAACAACCATCAGTGGTGACGCCACTTATACCATCGGCGGCTTCGAGGAGCGGGAAATCGCATTCGCGCGGTTCGAGGAGTACAACGCGATCGGGACGATGGCAACGAACAAGGACAATGCCAACTTGATCGACTGCCGCGTGGACCAGTACGGCAAGACGCTCACGTACTACGAGGATACCGATCCACACACTGACGGCTACACAATCACCGATAGTGATGGGAACTTCGACGCCGATGGAGACTACGTGCGGGTACTCGATAGCAATATCTACGACGCGGCGGCTTACAATGTACAGATTTCGGAGGCGATAAGCTAATGGCTACGCTCCAGGACTTGATTGACGGTGTTGATGCCCTCTTGGGCACGCTTGCGTCTGCCGCCGATCTCGGTTCGTGGGGTGAACCTGCGGACTACTCGCTTATTGTAAGGCAGGATCAACCTCCCGATTCCGGTAGCTCTCAGTACAAGGTGGAGGATTTGCCGGTCGCCCAGAACACATATGTCGGTCGCCTCGAGGACGGCATCACGACTCGGACTTTCGCGCAGGTGTTGAGCGACATCGGCGGTGCTGCATCCTCTCATACGCACGACGGCGATACGCTTCAAGTCGACGGCATAAATTCGGACGGCGGTGCGTTTTCATTCACGACATCGGGAGCCGTCACGTTCAGCCAAGCAGTGCAGATCGGCCTCGACAAGAAAGTCTATTTTGGCGATGCCGATGTCTACATCTTCAGCGACGACGACGGCGATCTGAACGTGGCCGCAGATGGCACAATCACCGTGGATGGTGCAACGCAGACCATCATCGGCCACGGCGGTAACATTGAACTCGGCGACGGCGACCTGCACGATATGACACCTCAGACGACACTGAAGGTAAATGCCGGTACGGCTGCCAAATGCTTCAATGATATTTGGTCGCAACAATTGTATGGGCTGGAACGGTCATCCGATCCAACTGAACCGGCAGAAGGTCAGTATGTAATCTGGATGTCTGATGGGACCGGCAAGGGCGACGATGGGGACGTGATGATTGCCAGCAAGGCCGGCGGCACGACGAAATACGGAACGTTATTTGACCATAGCGGCGGTGCCGCTTGGTAGGAAAGTGAACTTGTCGACATGAAAATCACCCTTGAATCCGATCTTCCGAACGAGAACTTTACCGAGCCGATCGTGTACGAGCAGATCGCCACGGCGGGAATCGTTGCCACCATTGCTGGGATTGTCGGACAGGTCAACGATCCGATGGTCCACATGCACGGCAACATGTGGGATGTGCATCGACTCTTCGGTGAGGCGCGGGACAGAGCCCTACTAGCGGCTTTGCACCGATTTGGCGTGAGAAACACCGATGCCACTGTCAGTTAATCACGTTGGATTCTGGCCTATCGACCCCGGCGTCACACCCGTCCCGGCGGATTGGACGGAGGATGAAGCCTACCGGGATCGGTACTTTCAGGGCGTGGCGGATATAACCGGCGCCGGCGGCACGGCTCCTGCCGACGGCGGGGCGGCCACACATCTGCACACCACGAGCCATACACACTCCGGCGACGCACATACGCACACGTTTTCCGGTGCTGCCGTAACTCCGGTCGGTGGTTCCGGTTGCGGAGTGGATTTCCTGGGCGTTGTGTGTAGCGGCTACGATCACACACACGGCAGTGCTACGTCAAACGCCGCGACGATCACATATCAGAACGATACAACCCCTACCTCTTCCGTTGCCATGAAGCCACCCTATCTGCGGGTGGTGGTCATGTCGCCTGACGACGCTCTCCAAGACTATCCTGACAACGCTCTGGCGTTTGCGGACGGCGTGTGCCCTACCGGCTATTCGCCGGCTGACGGTGACGGTGGGACGGTCAACGCCGTCGATCGGTGGCTGATCGGCCAAGAGGCTTCCGGCGAGGCAGCGGGGACGACGGGTGGAGCTTCTACGCACGCCCAGACGCAGGCGAACCATACGCACCAGGATTCCGTACATGGTCACACGAGCAAGCGATGTGCGAATTCAAGTACGCTCGTGCGGCGATTGGCCGGCGTAACGGAGGCACCGTACAAACGGGACCACCATGATGTTGAATTGGCAAGCAAGGCTCTTTCCGATGTCAGCACCGATGCCACGACGGTCAATGACGCATCCAGTGAACCGGCCTATACGAAGTTGCTTTGCATTCAAAATACTAGCGGAGCAGCAGACACGCCGACGGGGATTATCCTTGGCTGGAAAGCTGCCGCTGCGGCAATCCCGTTCGATTGGAGCTTGTGCAACGGCACGAACGGCACGCCGGACCTGACGGGCTCTCAGATCAAAGCTACGGCCACGGTTGGAGACGTTGGGGGCACGGGTGGCTCGAATGAGCACCTACACGCGGTAGATTCTCACAACCACACGCACACCTATCCGCACAACCACGAAACCTACGAATACGATGTCAACACGACGCTCGCTGCAACTGGTGCGCAGGCAACACTGAGCGCGGGATCGACAAAAGATTCACACGTTTGGACCATTGGTGGAACGACACCGACGATTCAGGCGACGGGCTTTAATACCGACCTTGCGGATGGCCGCTACCTCTGGCGGGAGTTGCTGTGGGTGAAGTACACGCCACCATCGACACCGACCGTGTGGATCAAGGGTGATACACGGATAAAGGGTGGTGCCTCGGTGGCGGCGTAGAAGGTGAACACCGATGCCACGAAAACTGACGAGTTGCGTGAATAAAGTGAAGCGGACGGTCAAGCCGCGCTCCGGCCAAACGAAAGAGGCGGCGGCCTGGGCTATCTGCGTAAAAAGCACGGGTTTGAAGCCGCATCGGCGCAAGTCGCGCCGCGGGTAGGAGAATGTAGATGGGACTACTATCGGACCCAGGGTATAAAATTTCGGAAGTCTTCCAGATGGGCCTTCCGCAAATAGCTTACAATTGGTTTATACGGAGACCGCAATACCAGGAGGAATACGACTGGTGGATACAGAAGAGTGAAGAGCAACGCCAGGCCGGTGAGACCGAGATCACCAGAATGCAAAATGCCTCGGAAGCGGGCTTTGAAAATCTCGGCATCCAGTCGCAGTCCGATTGGCAGAATCTCATTAATGCAACGAACCTTGCGGCAGGCGAACTCAGACAAAATGTCGGAGAATCATACACCGACATGGGCAAATGGTTAGGCGGTGAAATCGAGCGACTTGGAGAGGAAACCGGTACGGCATGGGAGACCTTCACTACAGGTGTCACCGGTCGGGCGGAAGCCCGTGCGGAACAGTTGAAGGAAGACTACGGCCATCGCACCATGGAACTGATGGGCATGTGGGAGACGGGTGCGGAGGGGATTGAAGGAGGCTACCGCGAGCTGCGTAACGAGGCGATGGGTCTGGTCGGAACGCTTGGTCAACAGGCTCAGGCGGATATCACCAGACGATTTGAGCTATCCGGGGCTGAGCAGCAAGCAGCGCTGGCCGAGCGAGGCCTGGGTAGTACGACCCTGCTGTCGGATGCCATGCGGGCAAACGTGATGGAGGAGTCTGCGGAACAGCGCCGGTTGTCCGACATGCTCACCGGGCAACGACTTGGCGTACTTTCCGAATTCGGCCAAGCGGAACTCCTTGCCCAAGAACGCCTGCTCGGAGCTGGAGCGGGTCTCTACGCCGGCGTTACGGGCGAGGCCCTGGCGGCGCAGGAACGCGGCGGGTATTTCCTGACCGAACTGGAAACGGAATTAGGTGTCGGGAAACTTGAGGCTCAACAGCGTTGGGAGGAAGCGGGGCTGGCTGGTGGTCTGTCAATACGAGCGGCTGAGACCGAAGCGATGGCCGGTCTCGGTCAATGGCAGACCAATCTGGTAACCGGACTTGGTGCCCAGCAAATTCAATCACGGCAGGCCATTGGTCTTGGTCAACTTCAAGCGGATCGAGATATAAGCGCTTCGCACCTGAACTGGCTTGCGAACACGCAGTACGAGCGGCCGATCTTTTAACGAGAGGAGTGCCTTTCGTGCTCTCCGGAACCGGGGGGCACGCCACCTGGGGGTGACTGATGACGATCACGATTGGACCACCGAGAAGTTACCATTCCGAAATCGGCTCGTACATACTCGGAAACGCAATACAAGAGTATCGGGAATACGTGCGGAGAAGGGAAGCCGAAAAGGCTGCGAAAGAGGAAGAGGAAGCATCCGGGTGGAGCGGTGCGATTAGCGGCGCAATAACCGGCGCCCAAACAGGCGGTTCCGTGGGTGGTCCGTATGGAGCGATAGTTGGAGCCATCGTCGGTGCTGCGGGTGGTTATACCCTGGAGACTGAGACGGAGCTGGGGGAAAACACTTCACTTGTCATGGGGGCGATTGGTGGTGTGGCTAGTGGCATTGGTGCATTGGGCGGATTGGGCGGAGGGGCTACATCAGGGGGCGGCTCAACGGCCCCCGGTATGTTTGGTGGTGTAGGTGGTGCCTCTGCTCAAGCGGGCAGGGT